CCTTTTCTTTATCAGCACGTGCCCTGTCGATGTAGAGGTAAATGTTAGACATGATCAGTAGTGCCAGAATGAAAGTGATCAGCCCGGTGCGAAATCCGCCAGTAATACCCCACACCGTGAGTTCTTTTTCATTTGGATCTACTTCCATTATTTTTTAAGTCTTGGATATATGTACAAATAGACGTTCAGGCCGTCTTTTGTGAAAGGACGGGTTATCGTGCGCGGCTTAGCAGCAACTCGGTCACCTTCTCGGGATCCTGAAGCGTTGGTATTCCCTTCGATGCAGTACATGGTGTTGGTTTTTAAATCAACTTTCTCTACAATACCAGCATGTCCAGAAGGGCCGTAAACATGCTGCCAGATCACGATTGCACCAGGTTCAGGAACTGTACCTGTCTCAAACTTTCCATTTTTGCGCATGTTATCTGCAGATGCTTTTGCACCCGGGTTAAGGCTCTTGTTTATCGCGATCAGCAAGTCGCCGTCAAAAGCTTTACGCCACACCATTTTGGCAAAGGTTGCGCACCAGGCATCACCCTTGCGCCATCCAGCTTCAGCCAATTCTTTTTCAAACTTCGGATCCTGAAATCCAGCGTTTCCTTTCTTTTCCAATCTGCCGATATACCAACGGGCATAAGACACTATTGCTGCAGGCGTAGCTTCTACGCTCAATTTGAATCCTTCAGTTTTCATATAAAAAATACGTTTTGATAATTGTCGTTGATGTTGATTGGCTCGGCAGCAGTGTAACCAAACTCTTCCCGGTGCGAAACCAGGTATTTGCGTACAACTTCAAGGTGCTGCTCAGCGCTCATCTGGTAGCGGTTCATGGCAACTGCAAGGCGCTTGTCACTGGCGGATGAGCGGTTTTCCACGTTACCGGAAATACCACCAACAGTTTCGCTCAGTTCGAAGATTCCTGAAGCATCCATGCTCAGCACCATGTAAGGGATAGCCTTTGCCATGGTGTAGGCGGCAACCGCTTTCCGTACCAGCTTCAACAGTTTCTGCTGATCAGCCGTAAGGGTGCGGCCGATGATGGCCTCATGTAGCTGATCTTTGATGTCGATACCCAAGACCGGTTCGATGTAGGTCGATTCTACGGTTTCCTGATAGGTTCGTAAAGTCTGGTACAATCGCGCGTCCTGGTTGATGTTGACCCCTGATCCTTGAAACTCTAAAGCGGTATTGATCAGTAGCGATATGTTGCGTTCATGCTCCGCACTTGCCTGGTAGATAGGGAAGTCGGCAATGTGTTCCTCGAGGAAAGTAACCGCAGTTTCAAGGGCAGCATATCCGGAAGAGATGTTCTGCTTTTTCAGCGAGATGATCTTCTTATCCGATGCAGGTAGTCGGTTGTTATCCTTGGAAACGTGTATGCCCTGATCGCTGAATTGTACAGCGCCCTGATCAGCCCAGTAGTAGACCATAAATCCTACTGCAGCTTTCTGCAGCAGATCCAGTAGTCGCTTTTGTTTTTCGGTAACGGCCAGCCCTACTTCGGTAAGTGCAGTTACCTGGTCGTAGCCAACCGCAAGGTAGATGTGACGGTTAAGTGCTTCGTCAATGAAGCTCTGTAGATTTATAAGGTTCATTCCAGCGGTAATCGCGCTGTTATGACGTTTAATGTCAAGTATGGTGGATATAAGAGCCATTATTTTGAAGTAGGTTGAGGGGTTACAGGATTGGAAACTTTGGATGTTGGACCTTGATCAAGTGTACCTAAGTCAACTTCAAGCACTTCGAAGCGCAAGCCTGGGTGTCTATCCGTCCAACCGTCATAGTGCGCTTTAAACACGATCGGTTCAAGTATCACATTACGGTAGGGCGTGAGGATAGCAGTTGCAATATTCATTGCAATTCGTTTGTCTGATCCGGATCCGGAGTCATTACCTCTACCAGGTCCATTTCCAACAAGGGTAGGATCCACGTTCAGGGCACGCATCAAGTGCTGCGATGCTTCCTGAGAATCTTCCAGGTGCTGACCATCCGTAAAACCACTTTCGATGGTTTTAACTTCTATTGAAGGAATTGGATTGCCTTGCTGATCAGTGCCGGTCTCGGAAAGGATGGTAGCGCCTACGCCTTCAATACCAGAAAGCTTCTCACTGATATCTTTTATCTTGGCGGTTTTGATGCTTAGCTGTTCTTCTTTAGATAAAGTGTCCCAGTCCTTATTTGCAGCTTTCCAGTAGTTATGAGGAATGCAGACAATTTTTGCTGCAGAGAGAATGCGTTGCATGAACTTCAGTTTCCAGACAGGAATTAGGTTCTTGATCTGGTACCAGCTTGAATTCAAAAACGAAATCCATGGTGCCAGGGCATAATAAGCTTTGCCTGGTGAAGCGTATCCAACTGGATAGACAAAGCGTTTTGTTTTTTTGTCCGCTTTAATCTTCTCTATAACGGCTGAATCGTAAGGATCTACAACCGGGAACTTGGATACAAATTCACTATCAAGCTTCGCAGATGGCCATTCGGCAGAAATGTAGCATTCGGTGATGGTACCTGAATCGTTCATTTTTCCGAACCTGCTCCATGCAGCGTGATGGCAGGAGACGGTTGCAATCTTATCTCCACCTTTGGTTTTGATCATGTCAGGAAAGATGTTCTGAAACCATGTAAAGTCTGTACATGCTTCACGCCAGTAGCGTTGCATCGCTATTGAAGAAAGGAACTCGTTTATTTCCGGATCATTAATGCGTTCCTTATCAAAATCTTTTTTCTGCTCGTTCCAAACCAGTTTTATAGCGATTACCTCCTTACCTTGAAGTAGTCGGCCTTTCCAGTCAAGCAAGGGACCGATTTCGGTATCTGCCTCCACCTTTGCGATAACCTGTTGAGGAAAATCATTTGCTTCACCCCAAAAGGCTACCTTTTCAGAACCTTCAGGCTTCGGGCGCGGCGAAGTTAACGGTGTAGCTTGCTCGGGTGCAGCCAGGTTTATCACGATATCACCAACGGAAGCGAGGTCATCCCCGAAAAACTCAACCTTTTTAGCTTTACTCATAGATTATAGAATTGTCTTTAAGCCCATGAACCGGGTTACCAGCAGGACATTTATTTTCATTATCCGGTCGCCATCCATAGCTCGGATGTTCCGGGTGTAATTGGCGTGATGATTTGGATTGTACTTGTAGTCTTTACTGCTTGGATTACCGACTAGTACCGCACTTTCCAGTGTGATCTTTTCGCCACCAGTGTGGCGCGACAGGCTGCAGGTGACCCAGGTGATCGGACCGAAAGGAACGAAGTCTCCATTGCCATCGCGCTGGTTCATTAAGTTGAGCATATCGGGAATCTTGATCATATCATCCATACCCCAAAAATCTCCAGATATACGCGCGTGCGAAAGGACAGGCTAAGGCATAAGAAAAAGACCTTTTATAAGCGGAAGACAGGGAAAGTTGAGCTTTCGCATTCCGTTGCAGCCGAAAAAATGTTAAAGCGCTCAAAATCAATCATCAACCTTCAATTTTAGCCGAAATCAGTTACACCGTCGGACAGTTCACCACGCCACGCACTGAGTAGGGAGGGAAAGTGCGAGAGGGACTTTGCCGATATATGATTGAGGTGTTTTCATGCAAAAACCGCCTTTAAATCTAATTAAAGGCGGTTTTGTGGTAGATATAGGGAAAGTGTAATTTAATTGACCGATAAGATGCTTGGTGGTTTATCGATTCGTTTCCTCAAAGGGTTATGTTTTCCTATGTGTCGACTAGGTTTCATTCTTAACGATAATTGCCTCATAGGTTAATTGCATAAAATCACGTGGACCCCAGCCATGAGTTTGAATCGTTTTTATTATTAGTTCCCCATCAACTTTCAATCTTTCCTGTACCACCCAGCTCTTAATTGATTCAGTTCCACCCTGTGCTATTTGTGGATTCCTTTCTAACTCGTTTAGAAGGTGGCTTAATAAAAGATCCTTTTTCTGTTCCTCAAATTTGTCTAGCGCTTCTCGGGCAGTTTTAGCCGTGTCTTCCGTTGCTTCAATTCGATATACGTGTTCTTTGAAGTCATCTGTTTTTTTGAAACCTCCTACTACCTTTCCTCTCAATGAGCTGGTATACAACTTTATTGAGAATATGTCCGAACCTTGACTGTATGGGAAGCTCGTGCCTGTCCCGTCTTTGTCCAAATAGAATGTCTCGTTTTTGAAATATATATTCAATAGGAATAATGCTGCCATAGCATCAAATAAGTACTTTAAAGTCCCAAATGGAAGGGATTTTGCTCTATCATGCTTAAGGTTTTGATAAGAATTGTTCCAACTAAATGTCTTCCGAGAAGTGCCAGTTCTATCTTCCTTTTTAGCAAATGGAGTCAGTGTCCTGTTGGTGGTGAAGCAATTAACTGAACTTATTACCACTACTTTATCTGACAAGCCATAAATACCATCTAGGTATTTTAAACAATCCTCATCAAACTTTAAAAAAGCCGACTTTGTGCCACCTTCGCGCTTATATAAGTCTTTAGCTAAAGATTCAATTTCAATAGTAGAACGTATTATCAAATCAGAAATTCTCATTGAGTAAACATTCAACTGGTGATCATCTACATGGATATCAAACATCAAGCTATTAAACTCAGATTCGAGGTTTTTAAAAATCGGCCAGTAAAGGTTTGTCATTATTGATGAAAAATATTGTTGGATATCACGCTAATATAACAAAACAGGCTCCTAGTTATCCAATTATGATGTCGATGTCTTGCTGATTGTAGCCATACTCCTCCTTGAACCTTCCGATGTAGAGAGTTTCAAAGGCATCGCCCAGGTGGGGTGCATCCTCTGGTGCAATCTTCTTTGAGCGCTCAGGTGTCTTATCCTTTTCAAATAGGTTGTTGCCTACCTGCCTAACACCAGTCAACTGCATAGAGTTTAGCAGTTGCTCAGCATTATCATGGTTGAAGCGCACCGGCTTGAACTTACTATCCTGCTCTTTGAATACGATCTCCCATAACCGGTACCGAATGCTTTGCTTAGGCTGCTGCCCGATGTGATGATCAATCACCTGCCATTCAGACCTACCATTCTCTTTACCTCTAAGCTGAGCAATGATCAACTGCGAATAGCTTTCAAGCCTGGTGGCATCGGCAGCTGTGGCCGTATGATCATAGTAGAAGTGTATGACCTTACAAGGGTGATACTCATAGTAAGCCTTAAAGTCATCTACCAGATCACTCAGTACTTTCTTTTCACTGGCAAGCACAAACATGCTCTTCAGTATCCGGTAATGCTTAGCGCTATCCTGACCAACTACCAGGGATTTAATGGCAGAGTTGTAATCGAAAGATATATCCAGTGGTTTGTTCTTGATCACGTCACCATCCTTACGGCAGTCCTTGGTCACGCCATCAGGCAGGTATAAGCCGAGCGAATCAATGTGTTTGTAGTCATAAGCATGGTAGCAATGCACCTGCGGATCCAGTAAGTGAAAGAAGCCATCTTCTACAGACAGGTTCTTTAGGTTCAGGATTGAGGTATCAAATACATGTTCCTTCAATTCTCGTAGCCACTGGTGAAACTTACGTTCACCAAGGATTTGTATGTTATCAAGGGTAGAAGCTTCGGAGTACCAGACCAAGCTTTCCCGGTCGCCTTCATCGTTTACCTCACCGATCTTAATCTCGTTAATGGCGATGTAGTAGTTCCGGATCTTCCTGTACAGGTAATCTTTGCGCGGCTTGGTGGTGCGTGGCAATTCGTATTCTGCCATCATCTTGTTAAGCTCCACCTGCAGCGTGATCACAAGGCCTACTTTCTCCATATCCACCTGCTGAGCCTTCTCTAAAATGTGTCTAGCTTTCTTGGTGGTCGGCATGTCGGTGTACATGGTAACCATGTGATGTTCCCACATGTGGCCGAATAATTCATCATTACCACGATTGGCTGGTACAACTTCTTCCAGGTACTGATCATTATCTAGGAACTTGTTCTCATCGTTCACGATCGCATCGAAGGACTTCGCATTCGCCAAACCTTGGCGGTCCTGGCTAACTAGGTAAAACACGTGACCATTCCACCAGTAGATGTAGTGGGAGGGATCAAGCGCTTTATAGATGGGATCGGAGATCTTAAACTTTGCAGGCGGTTTTTCACGTACCCAGTAATGCACGCCACGGCGATATCCTTTAGCTTCCCAAGACTTGAAAAGCGGTGGAAGTGTACGATCAAGCAGCTGCATGTAGGTCTGGGCAATAACGCCGGTGGTGCCTCGGGGCATTTGATTGGCACCGTGTGCAGAGCGGCTCCCGATCGGGCCATCAGTCTTACCAGTAGCACGACCCCAAACGCCGTATTCCTCCGGTGCCATGATCAGTGCTGAAAGCTTCTGTGGCTTATTAAGCCAAATATTTTTAACCTCCATTTTCTTCGGTAAAGTCTACGGTTTCACTTTCGGCGATGATCATGTCAATCTTGCTCTTCTTACGTTTGGCCATGATCCGGGCAACGGCAGCATCCGGGTCTTCCACTTTCGGGAATCCAAGTTCTGAAGGATCTACCACCATATTGAATGATGGCAAGCTTATGTTTTCATAATCCGGGCGTTCCTGCTCTTCTTTAAGGATGCCTTTGATCTCCGCTAATGCTTTGTAAAAAGCGGCAGCGCTCTTGTAATCTCCCATGCTTTTCGCTTCGAAATAAGCCTGCTCACCCCATTCGATCATTACGCCACGTGCGAAATCCCGATCATCTTTGGTGTAGGTAGAGAGAAAGAACTTTTTTGCATTCGCTATATCATCGTATGCGGTACGGTAAGAAACTTTATATTCCTGCACCAGGTAGGCTGCAAGTTTATTGAAGGTGTAAGGTTGCGTTATTTCTTTGCCACCCTTTTGCACCAGGTACCCGTCACGAAGCAAGCTGTCGGCTTTTTGCCAACGTTTTAGCATTTCCTGCAGCTTTATAGGTAGTTCATCAACCTGATGTTCTAACCAAGCCCTCAGGATGATGTCGTAAGTGGTTTCTTTTTTGATATCGCGTGGCTTGAGTAAGCCTGCGAGCATAGGGATGGTACTCATGATTTAACCTTTCCTCCTAATTCGATAATGCGTTGATTGTTTTTTAAGATCAGAGCCTTCGTGGCTTCCACATCCCGGCATCCGGGAGAATTTAGGCGTGTCTTGGCTTTCGAGGTACTTTGCCTCAGCAGCTGGATCTCATCAGCAGGTGTTAGTGCAGCACGCACATCTTGAACTGTTGGTTTCACCAGGGGAAAACTGCCGTGCTCATCGTAATAGTCGATCATCTTCCAGGCATCCTGCAACTTTCCGTGCAGGGAAAGTATTTGCTTGGCCGATTGGTGAAGAAAAGCAGGATTGGTACCAAGATCCAGTTCGGTACGGTTGCGTTCAATCTGGCGGTACAAGGTTTGGATGTAGTCTTTCAGCTGCAGGTACTTCGGATAGTCGGAAGTGCTGTTTACAGGTGCTGGATCCGGAGTGGGCACTTCCGCTTGATCCGCCTCGTGCACATTGGCAAGAGGCGGAGCGGTGGCAACTCTAGGGAAGGTGGGTGCATCGATGGGTGCGGCAGGTGGAGCCGGAGCCAAATCCTTCAGATCTGCTCCAAGCTTCTTTACGTTGTACGGCGTGGCTCCCTGGGTATTCAGTAGGGATTTGAAAATTGAGTTCTTACCGTACTTGATGTACAGCACTTTCCCGGTTTCAAAATCTTTACCTGATCGCAGCCACGCGTTGATTTCCTGCATGATTCAAAGGTGATCATAACAGGGAAAGCGGGAAAGGACAGGGAAAGTATGATTTAGTCCTTTAACACAAAAGCGCGCACAATCTTTTGGTCAACGTGTATGCCTATTCTTCTGAGATATTTTTCCATCTCGTGATATATTTCATCCGCTAAATTTTCGGTAAATAACATAGCGGACGTGATATTCATATCCTGTAGGACTCTTCTCTTAACTACTCCTAAAAATGCTTGAAAATCCTTATTGGCTAACTCTTTTAATTTGTCAATATCGAAACTGGGATCGTAGTATCTACCTTTTGAGTCTGTCAGCCCCCGACCTGACCGTTTCACCGGCTTTAAAGATGCTATTTCCTGAGACAAATTTTCAAGTTGATTGGTAACGAAAGCTTCAAAGTTCGTGGACTCTGCTAAGCCTTTGGATTCGTATATTTGATAGTGCTTTAAAAAAGTTGAATAGGCCGGGTCATCAATTTTCTTTTGATATGTTTCATTTATCGACTTTCTTAATTCTTCTTTGAATACTTCCATTTTGTTTATTCGAAGGCTCCTTGGATAGTCGATGTGCCCGATAGACTGGATATCAAAGGTATATTCTGTTGCATCATCTTTGATTATTATGGTCGGTTTATCAAAAGCGAGCCTCAACCCTAATTCAAACATCACATTCGGGTTTCGTCCGCTGACGTCACAAATAACAATATCGTTCTGATAAAGGTTAGTTACAATCCGTGCGGGGAGAAGTCCGCTTACATTCGCTGCACTAACGAGTCGAGTTTCAAACCCACATTCAATTGCAACTTGTTCTAAGATTAGGCGGATGTCTGACCAGTGTTCTGCTGGCATTCCATCTAAAGGAGATATAGGCATTACTAAGCCACAAGTTTTTGTCGTAATTACAGTTTCATTTTGCTGGTCTGCAGCTTGGTGATTTTCCATCAGAGTTTTTATTGCAATATAAAAAAAAGCGGTCCATCTCTGAACCGCTTTTTAGCCTAACCTAACAATATAAAACTAAACTGACGTTTTACTTTTCTTCATCAGTACTGCCCTCAAATAGTCAGTACCAGCTTTTACCAATTGTTCCGCTTGGTCTACGGTCATTGTTCTGAAGTCAACATCACCGATCCTGCTGTGCAGAACAGGACTGGTGGTATTGATGACTTCGAACTTGCCCTCCAATTCAGGACTTAATGTGAATGGCTGCTTTTTCATAGCAGATCAATTAAGCGCCAACGGCAGGAAGTTCAGCGGTATATTCGTACATCGGTACGATATCGAACGCTTTAAGAGATATCTTCAGACCAACCTCACCAGTAGGACCGGTACCGAAACCACCAGCGATGTCCTGAACCTTGGCAGGCATACCACCTGTACCAATTTGCCAGAAGCCGGTTAACTGTCCTGGTCTGCGTACAAGCACAATGAATCGCATGTTCTTGATTGCAGCTGCACCACCTAGTAAGGCTGCTGAAATCTGCGGAATGAATAATTCCACATCGCTTTCAAAGACCTTAGATAATTCTTCGCCAGATAGTTTAGTGGCTACACCAGATTTACCATACAAAGGGTTTACCAAAATTGCCGACTTACCAGTGACAAGCGCGTGCGATGTAGCAATTGTTGCAAGTGCACTGGCACTGTTGCCGGCCGTAGCTGGCTTCCCTTCTGTCTTTAGATGGCTTACCGCGATGAGGTATGCCTGCTCCTGGATTCCGGACGCGTTTTCTAACCCGTCCTCAAATGCGAACCCTAAGCCTGTGATAGATTTGTAATCTGCCATTTTATTCTTCTATTAAAGTGATTGAACCTGAACCAATGGCAAGCAGATGCTCTAAGATGCCGGTATTTTCTACCAGTTCCTCAGCGCTATAATACGTGCCTTTATAATCAACTCCGAAGTTGATCTTTACTCTTACGCCTTGAACCTCGGTTTCTAAGGAGTCGCTAACTACAGCGTTAGCATTGAAGCCTTCCGTAGCTGCAGCAACAAGCTCCATAGCTTCAGCCAGCTGAGTACGTAAGTCCTCAGCTTCCTGATCTTGTTGCGTAAGCTGCTCTTTATATTCAGCTTCTAGCTGATCAAACTTGATCTTTTCCGCTTCAAGAACCTTCAAATGTTCGGCTTTAAGCACCGATACAGCTTCCGGATCATATAGGCCAGCAGCGAGGTTTTTTATCTTTTCGAGTACCAGGTCTACCAGCTCACCCATTTTATCGCGGTTGGTCGCTTTTTCTTTCTGGGCGATGATTTCATCTACGAACTTTTCAATATGTTCCATAGTAAATGTTTAAGGCCCGGGCAGAACCCGGACCGTGAAAGAATCTGTTAATTAGTTTTGATCGTTAGTTGCGATCGCCTGCTCATCTGCGAACTGGAAGCCCAGCAAGCCTTTAAGACCCATGTCCAATTTGTAAACCTGAGGAACTACACGTAGGTCGTTCAAGTCGTTCAATAGGTCAGTACCCATGAACAAGTTGGATTTTGGTGAGGCAATGAACATCTCCGAGCCAGCCATCCAGCTTGCACGCTTGATCTTACATTTACCATCTGTACGCGGTAGAACAGTTAATGTTCCATCAGCAGCTGTGTACTTCTGAATGTTGTCACCGAATGAATCGGCAACCATGTCGAACAAGTCAGGAGCACCGTATAAGAAGATGTCGTTACGTGACTCTCTTAATCCCTGTGGAAGCTTTCTGTATACAGCCAATGCTTGTCCAAATGCATCATCAGAGTTTGTTTTACCAGTAGAAGCTACGTTCTTAATCAAACCGTTAGTACGGGCAGTTTTGATTTTCGTACCGATACCTTCAGTGATGGCCAGCGCGTCAGACAATAACCATTTTGCAGGGGTAGTAGCAGGAGATTCGCCTGCAGTGGTTGCTGCTAAAGCAACGTAATAGTGCGGCTCACCATCCAAACCAGCAAATTTCACCGGTGCACCTTTTGCATAAGCAGTAGCAGGGTTAAATGCAGCAAATGCGGCTTTACCTAATCCATTAAACGCGGTCATGTTGTTCAATGACGATGCATTCTCGCCAATGATCGTTTCCAACGTAAACTGCGCGTAAGGAATGGTCATGTTGTTTGCACCTTCACCGGCACCACGTAGCTGAGCTAAATAAGTGTTACGGTACTGGCTAGGATCAATAGAGATATCACGTTGAAAATCATCTACTGATAATTCACGATCTGTGTAGGAGATATCGCCACCGTTTGCCTTATGGTTACCAGTGTAAGGGCGTGGTTGACCATTAATTACCAGCATCGGCATCGGCATTTTGTTCTTGACGTTTGGCTGGAAGGTGATGTCGTCAGCAATTCGAAGACCGTTATAAAACCGTCGGATCAAGGGTTTTACATTGGCAACAGCATACTTGGCAATTTGTGATAGATCCGGTGAAGCCGCCTCAAAAGCAACAGCATCTTTTGTCTTCGGAATACATGCCAAAGCAACAAGTACCACTCCAATTGTGGTAGACATTTCAGGGCGATCAAACGCAGTCGCAACTGCGTTACCCATGTAAAAAGCCAGTGTAATACCGACTACGAGCGTTAAAATTAATTTCAAGTTTTTCATTTTGAAGTACTTCTTTTTTAAGAGGTGGATTTTAATTAATTGGTGATGGAAAGATTTTAAATGATGATTA